TTCTATTGGTTCGCCCTTATACTAACGATATATGTGCTCATTGGAGATTCAAAACCCCTGCTGAAGCAGTAGAGTCTGCCAACCATATCTTCGGAATGTATCTTGATTATAGAGATCAAGAAGATTTTATTGGTATGGATATGTGTCGTAAATTTTTAGAGATGGGTTTTACACGTTCAAGACGTTATGCTAATCATCGCACAGGTAAGAAATATGATGATGAAGGCAATGTAAGACCCCAAGAACCAGATCATGCTACTTGTCATTTTGCTGAGTCTGCAAAGATATTTAAGAAAGTTAGAGATATTGTTGCAAAAAATAAAACTTATGTTAGTATGAGAAAACAATGGAGGTCACATGAATAACATTGGACTAGAGATAGTATTTTGGACTATACTGTCTGTGTATCTACTAGCAAAACTAGGAGTATTCAAAAAATGAACATCTTTGTCACTGATCCATCAGCAGTAAAATCTGCACAGGTATTGCCTGACAAACACATTGTCAAAATGCCACTTGAAACATGTCAAATGTTATCTATCGTAGCATCAGATAAATGGGGTTATGGTTTTGGTACACTACCCAAACTAGATGGCACACCATACAAGACAGAGCATGGTGCATTTCGCAATCATCCATGCACAATATGGGCACAACAAAATTTTACATGGTTGATCTTACACGGTCTTGCATTATGTAATGAGTATACACACAGGTATGGTAAGAAGCATAGTTGTCAATCTACTATAGAACATGCAGTAAAAATATTTCCACCTCAAGATTCTGATCCTACAGAGTTTGTGTTTGCAGGACCTGATGAGTTCAAGCATGATGACAGCAAAGACATCTTTACAAAATACAAAGATTACATCTTTTCAAAACCATGGGCAAGAGATAATTATCTACGTGACCCATCAAGAAGACCAGAATGGATGTGGTAAAGCATAGGTGCATGGTCAATATGCCTGTGTATTCTATACAATTGGATATTGACAATGACCAACTTATCAAAGATATACAGAAACATAGAAGCAAGTTCCCCGATGGTGAAGTTTCTAATGTAAAGGCATGGAGAAGTTCATACAAGACACACAAACAAACAACATTATTTGATCCTTATATTGATAAAATAATAGATGGTGTAGATAAAGCAAGAATATCTGATCCAGAATTTTTTAGTAGACTACAGATATGCACATATAAGGTTCAAGATTTTTGGGCACTCATGTATGAGGAGGGCGATTATACTGTAAAGCATACACACTATCCTTGCACATGGGCATCTTGTTACTATGCATATGCAGACGAGGATTCTGCACCCATAAGATTTGACATGTTGCGAATCAAACCGAAATCTGGTACACTACTATTATGGAACGGATCTCTCTTTCATTCTGTCCCTGAGACAAAAGGAAAGAGAATTGCTATTTCTGCAAACTTGATTATTGATGACTTTGGATAGAGATTTTATATGGGTTGAAAAATACAGACCCAAGACAATTGATGAGTGTATTCTACCTGAGAGAATCAAGAAGACATTCAATGACTTTCTAGCAAAGGGTGAACTACCGAACATGCTCCTATCTGGACCTCCCGGTATAGGAAAGACCACTGTGGCAAAAGCACTGTGCAAACAGATGGGACTAGATAGTTATGTTATAAACGGATCGGATGAAGGCAGGTTTCTCGACACCGTGCGTAATCAAGCTAAGAGTTTCGCCTCTACTGTTTCCCTTACGTCAAGGGGCAAGCATAAGGTTATCATCATTGACGAGGCAGACAACACCACCCATGATGTTCAATTACTTCTTAGAGCAAATGTTGAACAGTTTTATAAGAACTGCAGATTCATTTTTACGTGCAACTACAAGAACAGAATCATAGAACCATTGCACTCTAGGTGCACGGTCATAGATTTTAGTGTAGATGGTAAAGAGAAACAAACTATAGCAGCACAGTTTTTCAAAAGATTGAACGAGATATTATCTTTAGAGGAAGTTACAGCAGATAAAAAAGTATTAGCAACAGTGATACAAACACACTTTCCTGATTGGAGGAGAGTTTTGAATGAGGTTCAAAGATATGCAGCAGGAGGAGAGATTGACACTGGTATATTATCAAAGTTATCAGATGTAAATACAAAAGAATTGATGGGGTATCTTCAGAAGAAAGATTTTCCTAATGTAAGAAAATGGATCGTACAGAATTTAGATAACGATCCCAACACAATACTGAGAAATATCTACGATTCGTTGTATAATGTATTGAAACCTGCAACTATACCACATGCAGTCTTAGTTGTAGCAAAGTATCAATACCAAGGTGCTTTTGTTGCTGATCAGGAGATCAATCTCTTGGCAGCAATGACTGAAATTATGATGGAGTGTGAATTCAAATGACCAATCTCAAGACACCATTACGATATCCGGGTGGAAAGTCTAGAGCAGTTGGTAAAATCAAGAATTTCTTTCCTAATCTTTCAAACTGTAAGGAGTATCGTGAACCATTTTTAGGTGGTGGTTCTGTAGCACTACACATCAGTACTACATTCCCTCACTTGAAAATATGGGTCAATGATTTATACGAACCATTGACAAACTTCTGGCAAATCTTACAAAAACAAGGTGATGAAATTGCGACCAAACTCAAAGATCTCAAAGCAAAAAATTCCGACTGCAGAATACTCTTCGAGGATAGCAAGTCTATTCTACAAGATAGAAGATCTCCCGATATCGAACGTGCTATTGCTTTCTATATCGTCAATAAGTGTAGTTTCAGTGGTCTTACTGAGTCTTCATCTTTTTCAAGGCAAGCAAGCATCCAAAACTTCAGCATGCGAGGCATCAGTAAGTTACCCCAATACAGCAAAATCATCTCAAGATGGACAATTACAAATGACTCCTACGAAATCTTACTAACAGATCTTTGTAATGCATTTGTATATCTTGATCCACCATATGAGATAGACTCAAACTTATATGGGAAGAAGGGCGACATGCACGAAAGTTTTGATCACGATCAGTTTGCAGAAAAGTGTGATCAGAGAACTGCAAAGATGCTTATATCATATAATTCGTCTCAACTTATCAAAGATAGATTCAATAGTTGGTCTGCATCTGAATATGCTCACACATATACTATGAGATCTGTTGGTGATTATATGTCCAAACAAAAACAAAGAAGGGAATTATTACTTTTCAATTACAACAAAGAACCAAAAATACAATTCTCATTTGGGGGTTGCTATAACTATGATAAACTCAACTCATCAGGATTGACATGAACCCAGAAGAAGAAAATCCATTTTGGGGCGAACCCACTCCTACAGATTTGTGGGATGATATGAAAAAACTCAACGATTGTTATGATAAATTGGGATGGTCTCATTTTGATTATCTGGAAATTGCTATCGAGGGAAACCATGTTACAATAAGGAATAAGTCAAAAGAGGGTAGATGAGACATGTTTTGTTTGAACTTAGAGGATGCCCCTCTGAGTTGTTAGATGATTTGGAATTTTGTAAACTTGCACTGCAAATTGCTGCAAGTAAATCAAAATCTAAATTGATTGATGTAACTGCACATAAATTTGAACCTCAAGGTGTGACTGGTTTAGCATTGCTTGCTGACAGTCATATAAGCATTCATACATGGCCTGAAGATGGACTAGCAATGTGTGATATATTTACATGTTCAGTTGACGCAGACCCAATAGAAGCGGTACAATATCTCAAAAGACAGTATAAATCTACAAACACAACTTTCACTCAACATGTAAGGGAATGAAACCGGAACTGAAGGATTGGTTGAACTCAATCAACTATAAAAAGAATAATTTGTTTGACGATCCAGAAGTTACAGATTCAATGTATCCTGCATTCATAGTCAATAGATGTATGGCAGGGCATATGGATGCTGTGTTATATGCAAATGAAATGAATATATACAATTCTTTAGATAAAAGACTACAGTATGACTTTTTACTAAATATTTTACGATCTCGGAAAAGATTCTCTCCTTGGATTAGAAAGGAAGAATTGGACAATCTTGAACTAATCAAGAAATACTATCGCTACAGTGACGAAAAGGCAAAGCAAGTCCTCTCCATACTTACCGAAGATCAGTTGAACTTTATTAGATCTAAACTTGATACTGGAGGATTGAGATGAGTGTGGTGATAGAACCAGAATATGACTGGACACCAAATAAAATGATTGAGGTTACTCTAGCAGAACCTGATGATTTTCTAAAAGTAAGAGAAACATTGACAAGAATAGGAGTAGCATCCCGAAAGGAACAAAAGTTATATCAGTCTTGTCACATATTACATAAACAAGGTAAGTATTTTATAGTTCATTTCAAGGAACTTTTTGCTTTAGATGGTAAGAAAGCAAATCTGAGCATCAACGATTTCCAAAGAAGGAATAGGATTGTGCAACTATTGGCAGATTGGGGTTTAGTAAACGTAATATCATCTAATCTAATTGATGATATAGCACCACTAAATCAGATAAAGGTAATATCTTATAAAGAAAAAGGGGATTGGAAGTTGGAAACTAAGTATAATATTGGAAAGAAGAAAACTACTGAATCTTCTTGATTTTTTGAGCATGAGAACCCTCTGGTTGCTCGTATAATTTATCCGAAAATGGCGTGATTACTTTGTAGTCACGCTTATTTTGTCCACATTTTTTTCTACATA